GTGGAAGGTGGAAAAGAAAGTAGAAGTATAAATGGGTTAAACATATCTTTTGAAAAAGTTGCAGAAGAAACTCTAGCTATGATTGTGCCTGATGTTAAGTACATAAGCTTTGAAGATTTCATACTAAGTGGGGAATGGGTAACAAGTGGAAGTAGTTCAATTGGTAAAGTAGAGTGGAAGCTTGGAGAAGAAGAAGGGAAGATTAAGGCACGGAAAAACTTAGTACCAGACGTTATAGATTTAAAGGAATTATATACCAAATGTCAAGATGTGCGAGAACAACATCACAAAAGCATAATTAAGGCGGAACTAGGTAAACTGAGGATTGCAGTAGCTTCGGATATGGAAAACTATTTAATCATGACATGGATTAATAGAATGCTCGGAGGTCCTTATAGTCAATGGGAAGGGTCAACAATTGATGAAAGTGTGAATGAACAAACAAACAGAATGACTGCAATGATTAGAGCTTGTGAAAAGGCATTTGGTCTGCCTTTCGACTACAAAAATTTCGATCATCAACCGACAACAGATGAAGTGTTAATTATAGTTAATATACTATGTAAGGCAGCAAGGAAGAATGTTGCGCAGTACGACTTGGAAATTTATGATGGATATATAAGTAGGTTAAAAGAAAGTTTTAGAAATAGTACTCTATAAACGACTGGAAGCGATTCAAAAAGTTTTAAGGTAACAGGAGGTGTAATGAGTGGTATGCGTTGGACAAGTGTATTGGGTAATGCATGGAACACAGTAGTAACAAATATGGCTCTCAAATGGATCGAAAGCATCGGTATAGAAACTGAAATGATTAAGAGATGGATTCGTGGGGACGACAGCGCGATATATACATCAAGTTACGAATGTGCTTTATTAATGCGGTATGCATATACAGGGTTAAATATTGAATGTGTTGAAAGCAAATTTGGTATATTAGAGGGCGAGATGGAATTTTTAAGAACTTGGTACAACCAGGAACGAACATACGGATATGCAAGCAGAATATTGCCAGGATGGACTCAGCGGAAGCCTTGGACTAGCTCAAAATGGAATGTAAATGAAGTGATGGCTACACTATATGATTTGAGCATGGCACTTAAGAGACGGGGGTGCAACAGCAAAATGATTGATATAATGTGGGATGTTACGAAAGATATATGGTCAGAGAAATCCGGAATTCGAAAGTACTGCTTATGCGTACCAACAGAGATGGGCGGATTAGGGGTAGAACCATGGGATGGGAAGTTCAGGCTAGTTAAAA